GTAAGGTAGCCGTCATGGTTCCATCTGGCGCAAGTGCAGCGTTATCTGTTAATGTTAACGATCCTGCTTTAATCCAATCTGCACTCGCAAAGCTATCTGTCTTTGTCAGCAAATTCACCCGGCTACCAAACACAGGTCGGGCCGCTGCGGTGGCTTGCGTGGCGTGGTTGCCTACGCCACTTCGGTCTAGTGCGTCACCCACAGGCTGCTCCACCGCTGTTACAGGCGCTGTGCCTGTGGCGTCTTGAAACCACGGGGTCGATATGGCCCGGCTGGAACTGAACCATGCGCCTGTTTGCGGGCTAGTAAAGATGGCGGCAATCAGCGCCTCAAGCGACGCCAGTCCGAACGGAATGCCGATGCCTATGCCAAGCATCAGTACACCGCCACCAGGCTAGCAGCAGTCGTTCCAGTGGCGTTTACGCGCAGGCCACCGACGGCAAACATACCAGCGGGCACGGAGTTGAACACTACCGACGTGCCATCCGAAAAGAACATGCTTATGTTTCCACCCGTCCCAACCCATACGGCGCGAAAAGGGATTGGCTGGTTTGCCGTGTCGCTTGGAGTAATGACCACAGCACCTTCGGCGGTGTTTGCGCTTGCAATTTGACGGACTGCCATGAGCGGCTCCTATGTATAAATGAAAATGGGCACCGTTAAGCGCCCATTGTTTTTGTTTGCTTGGGCTTACTCGCCGTCAGCTTTGGATGGTCTGCCACGTTTGACAAACTCCACTTCCGGCTCAATCTTCACTGAATCGACTTTGACCGGCTTGAACCATGAGCCCGAAGTACCCGAAGGCACCTCGAACTTATCGCCGACTTCGCGCAAACTACCGAAGTAGCCGCGATCTGTTGCAACGACTTCCATGTCTTACCCTTAGACAGCGCTGATGCCGGATGGCGTTGCGCGGTTGGCGTCCACATTCAAACCCATGAATGCAGTCACAGAGCCAGCGGTCATGGCGGCGGTGCCGACACGGTAAGACAGGCGCAGGTAACGACGCAGACCGATAGGCAAACGGGCGCGAACCTGTTTGGTATTGGCGGTCAGGCCAGCCAGCGCCACCGTGCCGCTGATCGTCTGCACATCAGCGAATGGGCCAGCTTCGAGGGCAGCGTCTTGCAACACTACTTGAAGCGTAGCAGCACCAGCCGAGGCAAAGGCTGCTTGAGTCTTCACAAAAATGAAGATGGCAGTGCCTGGGCCAATATCAGCAGCAGAGCCGGTGTCGTAGATGTTGGTGCTTGCCGTGTCGCCTAGTGCGGTGACGGCTTGCGCCAAGCTAAACGTTTCCTGATTATCGAAATACATAAGTTTCTCCTTGGCTTACGGTTTAGGCGACAACGCGGGCTTCGGTGCGAAGCAGGCGGTCAACGGTACGGACTGGCACGCCGAAGAACTTCAAGGTGTTGCCACCAGCGAAGCCCGGAGCTACTTCGCCGAACTGACCACCAGCGGCCTCAACTGTCACGGCGTTCTGACTGCGGTCCAGACCAGCCTTAGACAGTGCGGTAACAATCACGCGGTGGCCGTAGAAGGCGAAGCGAGCTTTGCCCATGTTCGGAATGCGCGCCATTGCGTCAATCATCAACTTGTGGATGTGCGTTGCAGCAGTCACAGCCTGAGTGCCGGTCTGACCAATCAGGTCGGACGTGTCGATGTTGGCAATGCGCACTGCATAGCGCCAGTCACGGACGGACAGACCACATTTCCACTTCCACATATCAGCATAGGCACGATAGCGGTTCTGCTCTTCGTCGAATGCGTCGATCAGGCCGAGGTTTTCGTACTGCACACCACCTTGGGAACCCTTTGGGTAGATGCCGGTGATAGTGTTCTCGCCCCAACCCACCAGCCAAAGCGAGGTGTTGTCGGTGCCGATGCCACCAGCGTCAATCACGTTGGCCGAGATTGGGTTGGCTGTATTCAATGTGTTGTAACGTGGGGTGAAGCCCATGAAACGCTCAGGGTTTACATCAGTGTCGTTATAAAACAACGCTTCAAGGTAGTCTTGCGACATGCCTTCGATGTGTGCGTCAGCTTCGGACAGGCGGAATGCAACGGTGTTGCCGTTCAAGTCAGCGACGTCTTGGTCAATCTCAGCGCGTTGCGTCAAGATACCGCAGAGGTCGGTGATCTGTGCGCGGCTGGACTTGCTTGGAGGCGTGCCCTTGTAAATCTTGCGCCAGTAGCTGGCAGGCAGCGCAGTGCGGACAGTAGTCTGGTGACCGGTTGGCAGGTTGCCTTCCTTCCACAAGATGTCGAGCATTGCGTCGTTGTTTTGAGACAACAGTTCAACGACAGCGGATGTGCTGCCATTGGGGTCAAGCGACTTGGCGATATCAGCCAGCGTGACGGCTCCGGGCTTTGTTACTAGCGTTGCCATACATTCTCCTAAAGTTTGGTACGGCCACACCCGTGGACGTTATGTGGCATTCTAACAACACCGTTGCAGTAAAACAACAATGCGTTAGGCGCCCAAACTAAAAAAGAATGCTTTACCTCTTCTGTTGTTTATTTACAACGTCAAGGATTGGCGATTGCGCCATACATGCGCTCACCGATTGACTTCTGTGGCGTGCCGTTACCAGCGTCCAAGCCAACGGCCCCACCTTCGGCCAGTCCTTTGCCGATGCCGTGGAAGAACTTGATGGTTTCCTTGTAGCCAATGGCCGCTTCCACCGCCGAGATAACTGCTTGCTTCTGTGCGGCATCGCCTTGGATGAACTGAGCAATGCCACGCTTGGCAAACTCCATGTTCGCGGTGTTGGACTTGCCCCACTCGTTCGTCAGTTCAGCAGCCTCCTGCGTGTTCTTGTTGTGCTGAGCCAATTCAGCAGCATCAGCCGCCTTCGATTGGGCTTCAGACTGTGCCGATGCCATTGCGTTCCAGTCAGCAGCCAGCCCCTTTGCCTGTGCAGCGGTTACGCCGTGCTTGTGCAGAATTGGTTTCATCGTGTTGGCAAACACACCATCATCGCCTTCAGGGATCGGGAGCTCGTAAGCCTCGGCAGTCTCAGGCCGACCCGTTGCATCGTAAAACGCGGCCCACTGCTCAGGTGTTGCGTCCTTGCCGGGCAGTGTGAGTGCTGGGGATTCAGGCTCTTTGGTGACTTCGGCCACCACTTCAGGCGCGGCAACATCAGGCGTCACGACTTCAGGCGGCAGCAGTGTATTGGCTGCGGTGGCAACGGTTGCCACTACTGGCGTGGTTTCAATTTGTTCAGTTGTCATCTTCTTCCATCTCTTTCATTTTTTCGAGGGTGATATCGGTGATGCTCAGAATCTCACAGATGCGTAAATACACCTCGCGCCGTCCTTCACGGATGGCCGATGCGTGTGTGTCGTATTGTCCTTGGGCGTTGTACGTGGCGCAAGACTTGTCGGCCGAGCAGAAATCGCGCAGGTCATCGAGCACGTTGGCAATCAGAGCCGGCTTGCGTTCGTTGCGCTTGAACACAGACAGATAGCAATTGCGGCGATTCCACCACAGCTGGAACATGCTGACTAGTGCCATGTGATCTCACTCAGTTTCGCAGCCAAATCCTCAGCAGCCATGTCCGGGTCTTCGCCGTGCCCAATGATGTCAGGGCACTCGTCCCACATGCAGCAGTAATCGTCCGGTGTCATTTCTGGCACCCAGACGGTTACTTCAATCTGCGTAATCATTGCGGCACGACGCCGGGGAGCTGCTGCCCTTCTGCTGTAGAGGCTAGGACGTTGGCCTGCGCCAGGTCACGCGCTGCCGATGCCGCCACTGGTGCGGCTTGGAGTATCTGGTCAAGCTCAGCTTTTTCCTGCTCTGCCTGATTGATGCCTTCCATCTCCTCGTCGGTGTACATGAGCTTTGCTGGCATACCGTTGAGTCGAGCCAGTTCACGGGTAGCAGCGTCGATGTTGATGCGCTTGAACACGGAAGGCCCGGCCACTTGTGCCAATGGTGCAAGCTGCTCGAACGTCCGCAGGATACCAACACCGCCTTCAGCTTCACGAGCCCGACTCAGCGGACTGTCAAACTCCATTGAATACAGGCCGCCCTCGTCTTGCAGCTTCTTCGGCATGTCAGGCAGCTGCGCGGCCATAGCGAGAATGTCAATCTCACGTCGCACCATGGGACTCAGGAACTCCGACTCGATGCGGCTACCTGTTGGCCCAACCAATTGCCCCTTCTCCTGTGCGCGCAGCATGGCTTCCGTCGCCGTGATGTTTGGTTTGTCCACCAGAATCTGGAACAGGGTCTGAAGCAGGGCATCATTCACAACGGCGCGCTTTTGGTCCATCATCTCTAGGCCGATATTGATGTCACCGCCAATATTCATCGGCTGGATCAACTGCTGGCCCTGCTCATTCACCCCGCCGTAGTTGATGGCAGCTGGAGTCATGCGGATTACATCGAGGATGCCATCACGGTGCGCCAACATAGGAGGAAGCAGCTTGAGTTGTGCCGCTTGGATCGTGGTGCGGTTCATCTCATTGAGCATCTTGACGTCGGGAAGGATCGTCATGCAAGGGCTGCGACCGTACACCTCGCCGGGGTTGCTGTCATATCGAGCAACGGCGTAAGGGAAGACCCGAAAACCCTCTTCAGACACAACCGTCGGGCTGTCAAAGCTCAGGTAATAACCGGCGTAGGGCATCCCCGCGTAGTCCTTGCGGTTCACATCCATGTCTTCACGTGGCTTCACGCAATGCAGGAACCTGAACTCTTGATCTGGCCGCTTCTCAGCAGCAGTCCTAATAACCTCGGGCAGTTTGTTGCCCCACTTAGCGAATGCTTGGCGCGCTGTCCAGAACCATTCACGGTGCACAACGTCCACAATGCCAAACTCGTTCTCAGCAAAGTAGAGCTGCTTCATTGCCACGTTACGGTAGTACAGGCTCTTGCCAGGCTGCTCACCGATGAACATCCCCATTGAGCCGTACTTACCGCCGCTGTAGTAGCTGCCTTGAATCTCGCTGTCGAAGTTGGCTGCGTACCGTGCGGCGAACAAGCGCTTATTCACCTCGTCGAAATACCGCATAATCTCCGAATCATCGGACAGTGACTCATTGACCGGCTTCAGCTTTTGCCACACCTGATTCCGAGGTGTGATGAGTGAGTGCATCGCAGCTTTGAAGCGGTCCAAGGCCAAGCCTGGGGTGGCGTCAAACACCTTCTCCGTGCGCTGCTGGCCTTTCTGTCTTTGTGCTGAACTGTTTTTCGTGAATCGCTGATCGGATGGGTTGATGCGGTCGTCAATCTCTTGATACACGCGGTCGAAACCCTCTCGAGTCGATACCATGCGCCCGTGCAGGTTGATGAGTTCGCTTGCGCGTGAGTCCGCCATGATCAACCCAGCAGAGTCTTGCCAGCCACACTGCCAGCAGTAGACGATTCGCCACCGGTCAGCACAGTAGCAGCAGAACCACGACGACGGCGTGCAATGTCAGCGGTCTGTCGATCCACCTGCTCTTGATTGACCATCGGCGTCTTCACGTCCGTGATTGTTGGTGCTGGCAATGGCGCAGCTTCCTTTTTACCCAAAATACCCGAAACAAGTCCGCCCATGATTAGCTCCTAAAGTGTTGCTTTTATGCGATTATCAACCATATGGCGATTGAAACCTAGAATATCTGGTAATCAGTTTCCGCTTGCCTAACCAGCTTTGTCACGTCCCGCACAGGATGGGCAAAGGTCAGAGCCAGGCTGTCGGCCCGGTCAGGTGACTTGATGCCGCGTTTCTTTGCGTTCTCTTTGGACTCAATCAGTAAAGCCCCACCCCGGAACTCGTACTGTAGTGCGGTTAGGTCAATGCCCAACTCCGCCTCATTCGGGATAGACGCACCAGCCTTGAGGTATTCACGCATGTCGCGCCACATCCTAGCCCGCAGGTTGTAGTTCTGCCCATCAGATAGGCGGATTGAACTGTTCACGTCCACCACAATACGCGGGAAGTCACGGCGCAGGATGTCAGCCACACCAGAACCAATGCCGATAGTGTCCACTGCGATCTGTGCGACTGGCTCACCCCACTGCCTGATTGCCTCCTTCACCCGGCCAGCCACGTCCACCACGTCACACTGTCCAAACACTATTTGCGGGTAGACCACACGGCCCTTGCGGAATGTGATGGCTGACTTGTCGTCACCGAATCGAGCCACGTCCACACCAACCTGAACAGGGCCAACCGCTTGAACGTCAGCCGGTCCTTTGTGCTGGCACTCGCGGACGATCTCGCCAGCGATCCAAGCATTAGCAACTGAGGCTGTGTAGTCGCGGTCAATCTCTTGGGCCACGATCACAGGGTCGAGGATTGCCTTCTGGTTCTGATACCAGGCTTCGTCCTTGCGCGGGTCATCGTGCCAATCGAATGTAAACACCGGCACACGACCACCGTGCCTCATGCGGTAGAAGGCATTGCCTGCACCGTTTGGCGTGCTGACGTGAATCTTGCAGTTAGATGTTTGCGATAGTGCAGCAGCCACAGCGTCCTGGCGCTCAAGGAATGCTGACTCGTCAATAAAATAGATCGAGGTTCTGTTACCCCGCCCAATGTTTTCTCCGGCCTCACCAATGATGACAGCGCCATTCTCAGGGTTCATGAGCCGCATGGTAGGAGCGTGCTTGCGTGGGTCGTAGTTCTTTGGAACGAACTCTTTGGGCAGCAGCTTGATTGACTCCCTCAGCTTCCAGAACAGGCTGGCCGGGTTGCCAAGCTCATCCACGTATGTCTCTTTGCGCGAACCAAAGCCGATGACTGAACCGGACTTAAACACCCACATCCAGACAGCGAAGGCCACACAGAGCCACGACACACCCATATCGCGGGACTTCTCTACCAGACCATCCTGCCTGCCTTGCCAGCGCTCATGCAGCCATGTGATGTATTCCACCTGACGCGGGAACAGAATGAACGGCGTGATGGCTTCAATGCCTCGCTCGACGTTACGCGGGTCAAACGTACAGAGAAAATCGTTGATGAACTCTACGGGGTGGTCAGCATAGAAAGCTTTAACGCCACTCACGAGCGAAGGGTCTAGCCTCATGCGCTGCACCATTGCGATG